AAGTTATACCTAAATCCACTAAATCAAAGTTTTGGAGCTATGGCCCTGTGGCAATTACGTAACCACTTTAAAACCATTGAACAAAATACTAAAATTGTAAACGAATACAACGGAACATTCACTGGCTTACGTGACATTGAATATAAATCCAACGGTGGATCTATTGTACAGCATGCTAGTCCACTATGGTTTAGCAATTTATTTTTAAACGATAAGAATTTAAATTTTGTTGACAGCGTTGCATTGGCTACTAGAGAATACAGCAAATTTAAAAATAAGTTTTTAGAACTAGCAGTCAAACTGGAAACAGTTAATGCCAACGATATTCCAAATAGCGTTGATGCTATTTTAAAAAATATCAATGCTGTTAAAAACAAGAGCTTTCCGTGGTACTACAGTGACATGTTGCCCTACGGTGATAACAAAGTAGTATTAGAATATACAGTTATCAACTCATTTATCAAGCAGTATGAAATCAGTGCAGTATACAATGATCTTGCACTAAGCAACATATCTGTATTGGTTTATTTAAATAAAGTTCAATTGATAAAGGGAGTAGACTACTATTTCCCACAAGACCGTGCGGCAATTATTTTAAACGACAGCCTAGAAATTCAAGCTGATGATATAATAACTATTGTGGAATACCAGGATACCGACGGTTCTTATATTCCTGAAACACCAAGTAAACTTGGATTGTATCCTAAGTTTCAACCTGTAAAATATTTTGATGATACATATCAAACTCCTGGATTTGTTATTCAAGGACACGATGGTAGCATAACTCCTGCGTTTAATGACTATCGTGATGATTTGTTATTGGAGTTTGAAAGAAGAATTTACAACAACATCAAAGTAAATTACGAAACAAACATATTAGAAATCTACAACTATGTACCTGGAAAATTCCGTGCTACTGATTATAACTTAACAGAGTTTAACCGAGTTTTAACCAAGAGCTTTTTAAAGTGGGTGGGTGCCAATAGAGTTGATTTTACAACCAACGAATATTTTGAAAGTGGTAATCCCTGGACATGGAACTACAAGCGTATTCCAGATAGCGTAAACGGAGCCAACTTACCAGGAACATGGCGTGCCATTTACAATTATTGGTTCGACACAGATCGTCCGCACACACATCCGTGGGAAATGTTAGGTTTCTCTGAAGAGCCAACATGGTGGCAAGATCGTTATGGTGCCGCACCTTACACAGGTGGTAACACACTATTATGGACTGACTTAAGCCAGGGTTACATTCACGCTGGCCCACGTGCTGGCTATGATTTGCGTTTTGCAAGACCTAAGTTATTGAGTATTATCCCAGTTGACGAATACGGTTCATTAATCAGTCCAGAGAAATTTGCAGTTGGTAGTTTCGACAGCCAGAATTTAAATGCAAGTTACTCGGTGGGCGATCGCGGCCCTGTAGAAACTGCATGGAGACGTAGCAGTGACTATCCGTATGCATTGCAACAGGCATTGGCGCTGTTAAAGCCAGCTTACTATTTTGGTAGCTTGGTTAACATCAGCGAATATTATAGAGATGATAGAATTGATCAGCTGGTACATGCTGATACTAAACAGAGAATAACTCCAGCTAGTGTTTGTGTACATGGTGAAACTCTAACTAATGGATCAATCCAACGCTGTGCTGGGTACTTAAATTGGATCATCGACCATGTGCAAAATAAAGGCATTATTGGTAGTACTCGTGTTCGTGCAACACTAAACAACATTGATGTTCGATTGGGCTACAAGGTTGCCGGTTATACAGATCAAAAGTATGTAAAGGTTCTAGCAGAACAGTCTAGTCCGACCAGCACCAACAGCAGTATTATTATTCCTGATGAAAACTACAAGGTGTACTTACATAAATCTACACCGATTAAAAAGTCTACATACAGTGCAGTTATTGTAGAACGCAGTGAAAATGGATATACTGTCAGCGGATACGATCTAAACAATCCTTACTTTACAATTATTCCTAGTTTGGCCAATAACAATGCCTATGCAATCACAGCTATCAATCAACGAGCAGTGATTTACAAAGACTTCCAAACTAGAAAAGTAACTGTACCTTACGGATTTGAATTTAAAACACGTCAGCAAGTAGTCGACTTCTTAGTAAGCTACGGACGCTTTTTAAACGGACAAGGATTTAGATTTGATCAACAAGACACTAGTTTAAAAACACAACGCGACTGGATATTAAGTGCTCAGGAGTTTTTAACATGGAGTCAACAAGGATGGAAAGCTGGTAGTTTAATTGTATTAAGCCCAGCATTTGATCAGATTAAATTTAATAACGCCAATGGTGTAGTTGATTTTGTTGAAAACTTATCCGGTGGAAGTAAAATACTTGATCAGAATTTTAATGTTGTTAAAAACAATCAGTTCACAGTATTAAGAACAGACAATCAGTTTAGTTTAACAGCTGGTGCTGGTGTAACAATTTGTCTAGCAGAACTAGATGTTGTGCAATATGAACATGTGTTGATATTTGACAACACTACTGTGTTTAATGATATCATCTACAAACCAGAATTAGGAAATAGACAGTACAGACTTAAAGTAGTTGGCAACAAAACAGCCAATTGGTCTGGAAATTTAAACCCTCCAGGATTTGTCTATAACAGTCCAACTGTGGATGCATGGCAACCGGGTGTTGATTATCGCAAAGGTGCGATTGTTACATTCAAGGAACAGTACTATACAGCATTGAGCAATGTTATTGCTAGTTCTGAATTTGACCAAAACAACTGGCAGATGATTGACCGTTTAAGTATCAAGACAGGCCTATTACCTAACTTTGCTTACAACGCACAAAAATTTGAAAACATCTATGACGTTGACAATCAACCAGTTGACAGCGGATTGGATGCATACAGCAACGGATTAATCGGATTCCGTAGCAGAGAGTACTTAAACGACTTTAGTTTAGATCAAATCAGTCAGGCTAAATTTTATCAAGGCTATATCAAAGAAAAAGGTACACTAAATGCAGTTACTGGTTTAACTAATGCGGCATTTAATAACATCACTAGTGAAATTGATATCTATGAAGAATGGGCAATTCGTGTTGGTGAATATGGTGCTATTGAAAGCGACCAAGTGCTTGAAATTGAAATACCAGAAGACCAATTTTCTGATAACCCTAGCATGTTTACGTTAATTAACAACGGCTACGGTGTGTCTGAAGAAGGTGTAATTGAGATTGCGGCAAAAGACTTATATCGTAAGCCAATTTCTTACAAGAAAGATATATTCTACAACAGAGACGAAAACAGCAATTATGCCAATGACATTTTAACTGCTGGTTATGTAAACTTAACCGACGTAGACGGTACCTTGTTTAACTTTGGTGCGTATGCCACCCTGGACTCTGTTATTGAGAAATTAGGCAAAGGCTACAAACTATGGGTAGCTAGAGATTTTGACAACGACTGGAATGTTTACCGTGTTAGCGAAACTGATAACAATGTAACTAGTCTAACCTACAGTTTAGATGGGTACATGGAAGTGGCATTCGAATATCCACACAGCTTATCAGTTGGCGATATTTTTGCAATCAAACAACTTGATCCCGAATTCAATGGCTTTTATCAGGTACAGGACATTACTGGTCTAAACACGTTATTGGTATTAATGTATAAAAATGAAGCCACATTAAAATCTAAAGGCACAGTAGCTGGAAAAGGTATAGCATTTACTCTTAATTCAATGAGAGTAGATACCACATCTGGCGTTACTGACAAAACACCAAAGCACGGTTGGTTAGACGGCGATCGTGTCTGGGTAGACGATTACAACAATGCTCATTGGGCAGTATTAGAAAAATCGAGTCCATGGAACCTTAAAGAGTATGTGTACCCACAGGTGTCTGAGTATGCAACTGAGTTAAACTTTGGTAAATCTTTAAAAATGAGTAGCACCACTGACTTAATTGTGATTGGAGCTCCTGGTAAAAACGAAGTTAAAACATTTACTCGTACACCGACCAATGACTTCATTCAAACCAATACCCTGCGTCCACAAAACGAATTGGTAGTAGGATTTGGTAATACTGTAGACGTTAGCGATTATGTGGTTGCTGTTGGCGCACCTGAAAGTTTTGATGACCAAGGGTGTGTTTATGTGTACAGCGTTGGTCCAAGTTCTGGATTTACTGGAGAAATCCTAGTAGACTCAACTGATGGCGCACCTGGAGATCGATTTGGCGAAGCAATTGCTCTTAGCCAAGATAATCAATGGTTGTACATTGGTGCTCCGGGCGAAAACGTTGTGTACGCTTATAAACTACAAACCGATGTTGAAATATTTAGAGAAGAAATTGAAGCTAACGGAACAGATACAGTCTACACATTAGACTTTACTCCAATTGGTACCTCTAGTGTTACTGTAAGCAACAACGACAAACGATTTATTCCTGAAATAGAATTTACCATCTCGGGTAACACAATTACTTTTGCAACCGCTCCAGATCAATCTACAGTGGTTGTAAGTCAAAGTCCTTACTACAAATTTGTAACAGAATTAACTGAAACCGGCCTTGATGCATTTGCAAGATACGGATCAACATTAGCTACTAACCAAGATGGTTCTGAACTTTATGTTGGTGCTCCTGAGCAGACAGTTGATGGAAAACTTCGTGCAGGTCGTGTATATGTTTACAATCGCAGAAGTCAAAGTTTCCGTACTGTTGAGGGCATTAATACTTTTATTACACACGAACCTAGCGACAGCGACACAGTTGTTTTAGTAAATGACGCCATTCAACTGCCTGAAATTGATTATCGTGTAATTGACCAATCTATTCGTTTCAATGATGCACCTCCAGCCGGTCGTGTGGTTAGAATCACACAATCTACATTTGACTTGGTACAAACACTAACACAAGATTCAGTGGTACAAAATAGTAAATTTGGTACCAGCATTACTGTGGATCATTCTAGTTCCAATTTATTTGTTGGGGCACCGCTGTACAATACACCAACCTATCAAAATGGTGCAGTATATAGATTTGTTGATGCTGCCAAGATCACAGGACACATTGTGGGCACAGTTCAAAATCCTACGGTTACTGCTGGATCTGCTTTGTACATAAATGGTTTCCGCGTGGTGTTTACTGGAACTACATTAGATTCTGTAATCAACGACATCAATGCTGAAAACTTGCCTGGTATTACAGCTAGTAAGAACAACAACAGATTGCAAATAACCAGTCGTCTTGGTAGTCAAATTAAATTGTATTTTAGAGATTATGGCGATGACAGCACAGGCGAATTGGGATTGGTGTCTTATCGTTTAGATCAAGTTGTACTACACCCTGACTTTGGCCGTGGCGAAAACTTTGGCTATCGTGTAGCTGTTAACGAATCTGGATCGACTTTGATTGTTTCTAGCGACAAAGCCGCAACAATCAAGGAAACGGTATTCGACGACAGTCTGACAGTATACGACAACAGATCTACTAACTTCATTGACCAAATCAATGATTCCGGTGCAGTATATCAATACGAATTGTTAACAGAAACTATTGTTGACACTAACAGCACTGGCAGCTTTGTTTACACACAACAGTTAGTATCTCCTAATATCAATCCTAACGATAGATATGGATACTCAATTGACATAAGCAAAAACTTTGCATTAGTTAGTGCACCTAACAATGATTTATATGTACCCGATGGTGGTATGGTGCATTTGTACGAAAATGCTACAGGATTGCCCGGATGGACAGTTACTAGACAACAAACAGACAAAGTTGACTTAGACAGTTTCAACAGAATTTTTGTGTTTAACAAAGATACTAATTCTATTATTACAAACTTAGATTACATTGATCCTGCTAAAGGTAAAGTCTTGGGTATTGCAGAACAGGACTTGGATTATAAAACTAGTTTTGACCCTGCAAGTTACAACGTTGTTGCTGGCTGGAAAGATCAAATCAGTAACTTCAACAGCAACTATTACTGGGCAGAACAACAAGTGGGTCGTGTTTGGTGGAACTTGAGCACCCTACGATACATTGACTACGAGCAAGACAGTTTAACTTATAGATTAAAGAATTGGGGTACACTATTCCCTGGATCTAGCGTAGATATATACGAATGGATAGAAAGTCCAGTTGTTCCTAGCTTGTATGAATCACAAGTTGGTGACGGTGTGCCTTTGTACACAGACGACAGTGCATATTGTGTGGTAAACAGTGTTGATCCAGTAACTGGAATTATTAGAACCAAATATTACTTCTGGATCAAAGACCGTAAAAATTCTGCACCTGCAGGTAAAAACAATAGCACAGCTAACTTGGCTCACATAATAGAAAGTCCTCAGCTACAGAATATTCCATACGCTACTATTTTAAAATCAGATTCGTTGGGATTGTTTAATGTAAAAGACTTGTTATCTAGCGATAAAGTGGTGTTGCATATTGATTACGCTAATGTCAAGAACAGCAATTCTATACACTCTGAATTTGAATTGATCAGCGAAAACAATAGTAATAATGCTATCCCTGAGAAAATTCTAAACAAGTTAATTGACAGTTTAGCAGGACTTGACCGCTTGGGACAAGTGGTTCCTGACAACACTCTGTCAGATGTTGATAAACTAGGTATCAGTGTACGACCACGTCAAACAATGATAGCAAATCGTACTAGAGCAATGGAAAACTTTGTAAAATACGTCAACCGAGTATTTTTAAATAATCCAATTGCAGTACAATACAATTTAAAGAATCTTTACAATGAAGATCCTTTACCAAACAACACACTAGGTGATCAGTGGCACGAAAGAATAACAACCATTGAAAACCTATCTTACATAAACACCAGCAGTCTATCTGCCGGGCACAGAGTATTAGTTGAAAGCGATAGTACCAACAACGGGCTATGGGCAATTTACCAACTGACCAGCGATAAACAATTTATTCTGTACAGAATACAGAGCTTTAAAACTGACTTGTATTGGAAGTTTGTTGACTGGTATGCCGATGGATATGATCCAACATCTAAAGTGGATTATCTAGTAGATACTGCAAAAGATATTGCTAAACTTAAATTAGCGACAGGTGATACCATTAGAGTGCGTTTTGGTGCAACTGGTCAATTTGAAATTTATCAAGCAACTAGTTCGTCTACACTAAAAACAGTGGGATTGCAAAACGGAACTATCCAGTTACTGGAAACAGTATATAACTTGCCTAAGGGCAAGATGAGCTACGACCAGGATAACTTTGATAACATTCGTTACGATCAAACACCAAGTTTAGAAATTCGCGAAATCATCACAGCAATTAAGAATGACATTTTTATTGGTGAACTTAAAAACGAATTTAACAAGTTATTCTTCTCTGTAATTAACTACATTTTAACAGAACAAAAATCTGTAGATTGGATCTTTAAGACCAGCTTTATTAACGTGGTTCATAAATTGCGTAAGTTAGAGCAGTTCCCAAGTTTTATCAAAGACAACCAGGACTACTACTTACAATACATTGAAGAAGTTAAGCCTTATAGAACACAAGTGCGTGAGTACTTGTTGGATTATAGTGCTGATGATTTATACGATGGTGATGTCACTGACTTTGATTTGCCTAGCTACTATGATACCACAACAAAAACATACCGTAGTCCTAACGGCGAACAGGCCGGTGATACTGTACGACTAAATCAAAGCAAGTATAGTAATTGGAAAAACAACTACACCTATGTAGTTGACGAAATTGTAGTTGATGATGCTGGCACAGGATTTATCACAACACCACAAATTACAATTTCTGGTGGTGGTGGCACAGGCGCCACAGCAGAAGCCACAGTTAATTTTAATTCGGGGATTCTTACATCGGTTACTGTAACTAATCCAGGCACTGGATATACCAGCACACCAACTGTTACCATCAACGGAACAGGATCGGGTGCAAGATTATATCCAATGTTGTTGAATGAAAAAATAAGAAAATTCAACAGCACCATTAAGTTTGACAGAATCACTTATAACACAGATATAGAAAAATGGCAAGCCAATGTTGAGTATACTGCAAATACTATTGTGAGCTTTGACAATATTGCATGGAAAGCAAATGCTAATATTGCAAGTTTAGATTACTTTGACTATGAAAACTTTGTTAAAGTAAATGGTGACTATTTCGAAAATGCGGCAGATCGTGTAGCGGCATACTATGCACCAAGCACAGGACTACCAGCCGCTGACTTGACACAACTATTCTCAGGTATCGATTATCCGGGAGTTCAAGTTCAAGGTCTTGGATTTGAATCTAATGTAGAATTTGCAAGTAATGCCGCATTAATTGACACTTATATTCAAAGCACATACACAGATGCTAGTTTAGGTATCCGTGCTGAGGATATTAACATTGACGGCGGTGCTTATGTAGACACCTACAGCAGCCACGCACCTGAAGAACTAGTTCCGGGAATTATTTTTGATAGTTTAAATCTACAAGTTTATACTAGAGAAATTGATGCCAATGCAAATGTAATATCTGGCGGAACTACTTTGGGATTACGTGTATTCACAGGAATGACCAGCAACGTCAAATACTATAGAATTTCTGAATCAAATGTTTCAACACTAACGTCAAATCTCAGCATCACTGACAGTTTTATCAATGTTGCAGATTCTAGTGTGTTGCCAAATCCAGGATTTGTGCTATCCGAGGGCGGCACCTGGATAGTCATTCCGGGTATAATCTTTATTAATGGTGAAAAGATACACTATTACAAGAACTATGGTTTCACAGACCAATGGACTGCTAACCTAGTAGTTGATGCAGGCACAGAAATTGCTTATAATGGAAATGTTTATGTTACACAGGGTAACGTATATGATGCTGGCGGAACCTTTGCTAACATCAGTGGTAATGTAACAATGTTAACAACAATCAACAGCCTGGGACGAATTCGTCGAGCAGTCGATGGCACAGGTGCACCAGCTGTTCACACAGTTAACTCAATGATAGTTGACTCTAGCAAGGCACAAGAAATATACTTTGGGGATGAGTCCTGGGTAAATCCATCCAGCACTGGCAATACTACTGTGGGCAACACTAGTGCAACGTTCTCTAGTTATAGTAGCACTACTAGTTTCTTGAAGCTAAGTCCCAGTTTTACGCCCAGCTAAATAACAAATAATGGATACTAAAATGCAAGAAAACACTCAAAATACAGTAGAAACACCTGCTAAACGCCCAGATGAAACTTCTGGTGTGCATGTACAAGGGCACATTAAGATTTTTGACCCAGAAACCAAAGAGGTTTTTGTAGACAAACGAAATGCTATTCACTACGAAAACATTTCTGAAGCTATTGCTTACTGTTTGGCCAACAAAGGACAAAGTTTTATATACGAAATGCATTTTGGTAACGGCGGCACAACAGTTGACCCAACTGGGGTTATTAGTTATTTGCCTGCTAACACAAACGCACAGAACAGCAACCTGTATAATCCAACTTATTTTAAAATTGTTGATGATACATCTGTGGATAATACTAACCCATCTCGTAACAAAATGGAAATTCGTCACGTACCGGGAACAGTTTACACTGATATTTTAGTAACATGCTTGCTAGACTACGGCGAGCCATCAGATCAAGCGGCATTTGACAACAGCCAGGACCTGACAGGTGCGTATGTTTTTGACGAATTGGGACTTAAGGCTCGTAGCACCGATGGCACCAGCGGATTATCGACAACTGGCAAATTACTAACACACGTGGTATTCCACCCTGTTCAAAAGAGTTTGAACAGACTTATTCAAATCGATTATACTGTAAGAATTCAAACTCTAACTAACTTGAGTTCAATCGGATAATAAAATATGTCATACCAAATTAACAAAACCAATGGCGATTTACTACTAGACTTGTTGGATGGTACATTAGATACCAGTACCGGTTTAAATCTAGTAGGTAAAAACTATGTTGGCTACGGTCAACTTCAACAAGAAAACTTTGTTTGGCTATTAGAAAATTTTGCTAACGATACACAGCCAACTAGTCCGTTAGAAGGTCAATTGTGGTTTAACAATGCCAGCAACATTTTAACAGTATACGATGGTGCAAGATTTAGACCAGTTAGTGCAAAAACTGTTTCAAACACAGCACCTCTTAATAACTACATTGGTGATGCATGGTGGGACACAGTAAACGATCAGTATAAAGTTTATAACGGTAGCGGCTGGAGTTTAATTGGTCCAGCATACAGCAAAGTTGATGGCTTAAGTGGCACCATTGTAGAATCCTTGTACGACGGCAGTGGTAACAAGCATACTGTCATGAGCATTTATTTTAACAACAATAGAACAGCTATTGTTAGTTACGACCCAGAATTTACACCTAACGTAAGTGTAACTGGCTTTACAACAATCAAGCCTGGTATTAACATGGGCACAATCAATGCAAATAATCTTTTGCATGGTACAGCAGTAAACGCACAACAGTTAGGAAACGTAGCGGCTGTTAGTTATGCTCGTAAAGATCAAACCGAAACATTTGCAAGTAATGTAAATGTAGTAGGGCGAGTGAGTGTTGGAGCTAGCTTAAACGGTAAAATTTCCGCAGACGGCAGTAATATTGTTTACTTTGAAAACACAGCAACTGACAAGTCAATTAAAATTCAAACCAACCCAGGTGGGTCAACAGTTGACAGTTTAACTGTTGATGGCGTTACTGGTAACGTTAGTGTACGCGGTATGCCTACTACACCATTAGGCGTAGCAACTAAGAGCTATGTTGATCTAACTAAATCAGACATTATGTCTGATTTAAATTCTAACATTGTTACAGTTAACACTAATATTAGTTCAAACGTTAATATCCTTAATGCTAATATTGGCGGATTGACTGTGCGTATGGATACAGCAGAACAAGACATTATTGATTTGTTTGTTTTAAACAATTCTAAAGCATCCATTGACAGTCCAACATTAACTGGAGTGCCGGCTACACCAACAGCTGGTTTAGGCACAAACACTACACAAATTGCCAGCACAGCCTATGTAATGGCGCAGGACGCTGAGCGTAGAAGTCAAACAAATTCAGCTATTCAATCTAACGTAGCGGCAATTAACACAGACATGAACAACAAGTTGGCTTTAAAGGCCAATGTTGCTAGCCCAGCGTTAACTGGAGTACCAACAGCACCGAATCCGGGCTTTGGCGCAAACACACAGCAAATTGCTACAACACAATTTGTTCAAATTGCTACAAAATACTGGGATGGCAGTCGAAAGTTTATTAGTACAGATTATCCTGACGCTGATCAAGGCGCAGTCGGCGATTTCTGGTTTAGAATTGAAAGTTAAATGGCAACACAATTACCAAAGTTTGTTTACGCATCTATAACTGATCCGGCTACTGGAAGTCTGGTAGAATTTGGAAATACGTTCACGGTTCTACAACCTGTGGCTATAGAATACACACATACTCGTGCAGTTATACAAGTACCGCCGGGGTTTAAGCCATTAGTTAGTGCATACCTTTGGGGTGCTGGCGGAGGCGGTGGCGGAACAGACAGTCCTTATTCGGGCGGTGTGGGTGCAGGTGGAGCCTGGGTTAGACATGACTTTGAAGTTGCTGAGGGCGATGTCATTGAAGTATCAGTTGGTGGTCCCGGACGAGCTGGCGCACCTGGATCTGGTGCAGGTGGTGGTAATGGTGGTGCCAGTAGATTAAACATTTCGGGATGGGAAGGCTTTAGTGGAGCACCCGGCGGACGAAGCGGATATGCCGGATGGTCTGGCTCAGGTGGCGGTGGCGGCGGAGCAACTGTTCTAATGCTAAACGACAATGTTATTGCTTGTGCGGGTGGTGGCGGCGGAGCCGGGGGTGGCGGACATTATGGATACGGTGGTGATGGTATTAATTTACCAGGAAACATGGTAGTATTTCCTGCACCACTATGGGGAACATACCCAGACTTTTTAAATCAACACGGCATTTGGAATCAAGATCAATACAGCGGAAGTTTTGATCAAACATTTACAGTAAATTTCCCAACAACAGAAACCTACACATTTACAGGCACAGCAGACAACCAATTTACATTTTATGTTGATGGCACGGCTGTTATGTCCGGGGCATACTGGCCATCTGTTTACAGCACAACACATACAATCTCAGCTGGCACACACAGCGTTAGATTAGAAGGTACTAACTGGGGCGGCCCTGCTAGTATTGGCTTAACTATCGACGGGACCACAGCCGGTCGTGTGTTTGACAGTCGCAATCCACCTGCTCAGGGTAGCATTTATAAAAATGGTTCAGCTGGCGGCGACCATCCAGGCGATGGTGGCGGTGGTGGCGGTGGTGGCGGAGGCTGGGCCGGAGCCGAAGGTGGTGCTTACGCCAGTGGAGATACTGGCGGACAAGGCGGCGGAACTGGTACATGTTTGTATAATATTACCATGGTTAACAGCCAAGGCCGTTTTGTTGGTGCAAGTCAAGTTCCTTTCTACAAAGCACCGTACGGCGAAGGTGGTGTGCAAGGTGCAGATGGAAATCCAGGATACGCAGTACTGATTTTTAGACCAGAGCCTAATGGTTGGTATAAAGATGACAGCGGAGAATGGAAACGCATTCTTGTAAATTATATTAAAGCCGCTGACACTGTTGTAAGTGGAGTTACAAAACCTGGTGGTTGGAAACAAGTTAGAGGAACCTGGGTTAAAACTACAACAGGTTGGAAAAAATTAGCCGAGTCCGGAGACATAAAAGTTGACACAATTGGGCAAACAGCAAACTACGGAATTTTAGGTAGACCTACACCTTGGGTATACACTCCACCGGCTTATAGTGATGGTGGCGTATCTTACTATGACGGTGGCGGTGGTGATGGCGGATCCGCAGGCGGTGGATGCGGTGATGGTGGGGGCTGTGGCGGTGATGGTGGTGAATAAACCATGATTCAACAAATCGATGATTTTCTAAAACACACAGACGTTGACAACTTAAACAAGCTAATAAACACAAAAGGTTACACATTTGGTTGGCCTAGTAGTCCACGAGACAATTATAATCACTGGAACCTTATGTTTGCTGGACAAGATCCCGATAATAGGGATTCAGTGGAAAACAATATTCCTGAAGAAGTATCAGCAGTCTGGCAACAAATCAAAAACACATACTTACCTGACTATACCCTAATTAGGGCTTATAGTAATGCCTACACCTACGGAACAGAAGGTTACATACACACAGACAGTAGTATCGAGTCTGACAGAACTGTGGTGGTGTATCTTAATAAAGAGTGGAAAAAAGATTGGGCCGGGGAAACAGTATTTTTTAACGACAACGACATTGTTAAATCCTGCTTGCCAAAATTTGGTCGTTTTGTGATATTTCCATCTACTGTAGATCACGTGGCACGATCAGTTAGTCGTGCTTGCAACATTGATAGACGAATCTTAACATTTAAAGCAAAGCTCAGTTCTTCAGAGTTTTATCCACTACCCGAAACAAAAAAACTTGATCACAGCGGCAGAACACTACACGAGCACCTAGCACGTACATATAACTTGTTGTGTAGCATTGATGTTCCGGAATATGTAAGAGTTGCAGGTGGTATACACTCAGTATACGGCACCAACAAATTTGACAGCCAAGCGTTTGATATAACAAAAGATAGAGAAAAAATTCAGGCTAAGTTTGGCAAAGATGCTGAAAATTTAGCTTATTTGTTTTGTAGTATTGATCGCCCCAATTGTTTAGAAACTAACTTAGTTACTAACTGGCGAGACAACGCTACAATTAGTTTAACAGAGCAGGAATTGGAATATTTGCGTTTGATAGAAGCCGCAAATTTAATAGAACAGCAGTCTAGCCTGCAAAACTGCCCAGAAATATACAAAACGTGGACAAAATACGTTTTGCAAAAGAGATAAGTATATAGTAAAAGATTAGGTTTATCCAATGGCAATCGATAACATAGTTGTCCCACTTTATTACACTGGAACTCGTAGAGTATTAACTGTTCCTACTGGCCTTAAAAACAGCGTAACTGTCCACATGTGGGGCGGTGGTGGCGGCTCGGGAGGTAACGATGGTGGTGGTACTGGTGCTAGAGGTGCTGGCGGCATGTATTACACAGGAACTCATACAGTCAATCCAGGCGAAACACTTGAAATTTGCGTAGGCGGCGGAGGTGGAGGTGGCTCCACCGGCGGTAGTGCACCAGGTGGTGCAGGCGGCCCTAGTAGATTAAACTTCAACGGTAGTAGTAGTTTCAGCGGTGGTACGGGTGGAACAGCAGGCCCCAGTGGAGGCTCTGGTGGCGGTGGTGGTGGCGGTGGCGCCACTATATTAATCATCAACGGAATTGTTGTAGCCGCAGCCGGTGGCGGAGCCGGAGGTGGTGGAGCAGGTAACGGCGGATCAGGTGGAGTAGGATTAAACGACCAAATTGGATCGGGTACAGCAGGTGCGGCAGGCGCCGGTCACTCAGGCGATGGTGGTGCTGGTGGTGGTGGAGGTGGCGGTTTACCTGGCGGCGATGGCGGATCGGGTGCATCTGGGGACACTGGTGGTACTGGTGGTTTCACAGGCGGTGGCGGATCAGGTGCTAGTGCATCGACTCCCGGAGGCACAGGAAGTTCATTTTGGCAAAGTCCATACGGATATGCAGCCACAGCCGCAAATTCGTCAGGCAATGACGGGTTTGCTGTAATTGTGTTTACAAGATTAAATCAAGGGTCAGTCAATGTTGGTGATAGCTGGAGACCTATACAAAATTCTTTTGTTAAAGTTGCGGGCGTATGGAGAACTATTGTTAGCGAATTTGTTAAAGTTAACGGAGTCTGGAGAGAACTAA